GCCCACAATTTTAGCAAGGGCTTTGGGTAGGATCATTGTGGGCAGGTTCTCACCATGCCAGTATTCGCCGACAACTAAACCGCAGGTGCCGACCGCTGAACCCGTTTGCAGCAGAACCGAAGAACGGACCAAATCCGTCTTGTCGTCGCGGGGAATCGGGGCCACGAATTCAAGGGCAAGTTTCACGTTGTTTGTGATTGCGTGGATATTCGGGGGCGGCACGGGAGTTTCAATGCCAGGGGAGCAAGGAACATTTACCGAAAACGCACCAGAGGAAACGCACAGTTCCAAATCGGAAACCTGGGTGATCGAAACTTCGGTTTGAACTTTGGAAAGCGCATCCAAAAGGGCGAATGTATGGGGGAAAGCGTTTAATTCTTCGTGGATAGGGTGTCCGATTGTAATACAACCGTTGAACACGCTCAACGTTCCGTTTTCAATCGTACAATGCGTTTGGTTGGGCGTTCCAGCTTTCGCGCTTGCCTGCGAGACGAATTTCAAGGCATCCAAAAGCCCTTGGGCGGGGTTGGGTACTTTGACCTTGCGCTTGCGGGGCTTAGGGGTTTCAGCTATTTCATTTTCCATTTTCTACATCCTCCAAATATGAAATTCTCATTTCAATAGATAGGTTTGCTTCAATCAAATCTTGTATTTCGTTTTTGTGGCCACGTTGCCCGGTGAAAAGCAACTTTTTAACAGCGTGCTCAATTTCAGGAGCAGGGCGAACAGGTAAGGAATCCATAAGCCTGTAAAAATCCATTTCACCATTTGCGTAAGTCTTCGGAACAAAACGGTATTTTGTTCTGTTGTCCGCAGGTTTTTCATCTTCACTTGCCATTCTCTACCATTCCACGTTAAGGATTTCAGGGTATTTTTTATTTACCCAGACTTTTATCTTTGCAGGGGTTCGCAACTCTTTTACCTTTTGCAAGGCTTGCCAAGTTGTTGCTGGCGGTTCTTCGTTGTGTCGTTGTCGCCACCAGTCCCTAGCCTTTTTTCCGGGAAGTCCTGGATGTTCCAGGCAAACCCATTCATTGAACATTTGAAAGCCTGAAAAGTAAGATACTTTGATACTAGGCGGGGCTAAAAGTTGACCGCTTTGCCTATCCTTCTTTTCATGCAAAGTATATAAAATTTTCTGCACATTGTAAAATTCTATTTGAGGTAAATCACTTTTTATTAGAACGTCCGTTCCAGCCGTGGTAAAAAGTTTCGAGGTGAAAGAAAAAGGCTCATTGCAAGAGCAGCAGAAGCGCGCCCCTGCATGGTTGTAAGTTCCGCAAGCCTCACAAATTTTTACAGGGGCCTCGCCTGTTCCCTTGCCAGCCTTGCGGGGCTTCACAGGGTCGTTTATAGGGCCTAGGCGGGGCGTATTTTTTGCGAAGTCCAGAACTAAGCAATTCTCTTTTTGAGTGGCAGGACTTGGCCGTGTGCCACGCCCAAGCATTTGTACCCACAAACCGGGAGACATGGTGTGCCGAAGCATTGCGATTAGATCAATAGGAGGACAGTCAAAGCCCGTTGTAAGCATGTCCCCATTTACAAGGCACTTGAAAAGGCCGTTGCAAAAATCATTTATGTTTTTATCGCAATCCTCTTCTTTCATTTTGGAATGGACCGCACGTGCGTCAATACCGAAACTTTGTAGCATGGATGTAACGTGCTCAACGTGCTTTATGCCTGCGCAAAAAACAAGCCAGCATTTTCTATCGGCACCTTTTTCCACAATTTCTTTCACGGCTGCAAAAGTAATTTCGTCCCTATCGACTGCCGTTTCTAACTGGCCTAAATTAAAGTCACCTCCGAGCATTTTGACTTCTGAAATATCAATTTCAGTAGCCGTCGACTTTGGAATAAGTGGGCAAATGAAACCCTCGGCAATCAATTTGTTAAAAGCGTCAACCCCTGTAATATCGTAGCAAATATCTGTGAAAAATCCTTCATCAGTTATAAGCCCTTGTTTCAAGCGATACGGGGTCGCGCTCAAACCAATAACTCGCAAGTGCGGATTTATTTTCAGCAGTTCAGAAATTGCATATTGATAAGCCGAATCTTCCTTGGGGCTTAGCAGATGACATTCATCAATTATAACCAGGTCGCGCCATCCAAAGTGCAAAAGGTGCGTGGGTGTTTGCCCTGGTTTTTTAATGCTTCTTTTTATGGCTTTTGCTACTGACTGAATACCGCCAAAAACAATCGGTAGGATCATGTCGCGAGAATTAAGCCCTGCCGAATAAATGCCCAGCGGAGCGGTGGGCCAAACTTCAAAAACTTTACCCGCGTTTTGTTGAATTAACTTTTTAACATGGGTCAACATCATAACGCGCTGGGTAGGCCAATTCTTAAAAACTTCACGGATAAAATCGGCAATCACCAGGCTTTTACCCGTGCCCGTTGGCATTGCAATAACGGGGTTTCCTATTGGGTTTTGCCTGAAATAATCAAACAAAGCCCACTTTGCGTCGGCTTGATAATAGCGAGGTTCAAACATTAGGGTTTGTAACACCTTTCAAAATGTGGGCAATAACGTCAACCGTCCACCCGTTACCTATGGCTTTTATTCGCTTTGATTTGCTCAAATTATCCGTATAACCTATCGGTAAAGTTTGTAATCGTTCACAAATTTCAGGCGTGAAGTCGTCTTTCGTTCCATCAGGGCGCGCAATGAAAAAATTATGTTCCCATGAACTTGTCGTAATCGTGGGGGACTTTCCCTTATACGATTGCACCCCTCCCTTGTTGAACCCTCTGGGGTATACCCAAACACCACAATTAGGGCCGACGATGTCGCAAAGAAGCGGGCCGCTTTCTGGGGTCGGTGCAATAGGAATGTTCGTCCAATATAGACGCTCACGGTTTTGTGCAGAAAACAAGGCTGAGTTTATACGAACAGGAGCGACCCCTAAAAAGTTGGAAACCACATCCTGAAATTCCTGTTTCATTTTTGTATTTTCCAACAAAAAATATTTAGGTTTCAAGGAAACCAATAATCGAACATATTCAAAAAATAGGGCGCTTCGGGAATCTGAAAAATTCAATTGTTTGCCTGCAAAGCTGAAACCCTGGCACGGACTCCCGCCTAAAAGCAAGTCAATTTTTGGCAAATTACAAGCATTCAAATTCTTAACATCACCAACTTGCAAAACAGAAGGGTTATTTTTCACGCAAACCGAAATAGCGTGAGCGTCGATCTCACTTGCAAAGTAATTATTAACCGAAACTCCCGCACGATTCAAAGCGACTTTGCCGCATCCGATGCCGTCAAACAAACTTAAAACATTCATTTTTCTTAATTCTCCACTTCGTTCACGCTCGACCAGGCTTCACACAACTTCGGAATAAAGTCTTTCGGGATAATTCCATTGTGGGCATTGCAAAACCATTCTGCATTTTCAACGGGCTTTGAATTTTTGCACGATCTGCAATTCTTTTCGACGGGGGCATTGTGGTGGCAAATGTTCGCTGCTGCGCAAAACTTGCAGCCGAAATATGTGCAATTGTTGGAAAGTCTGGCGGGCGGTGTTTGCGAGCCTATGATTTGCTCGGCTTTGATAATCATGCGCTCGCCATGAGCGTGATCTAGCTCGACAAGTTCTACATGGATTTGATCGTCGTTCTTGCAAATATTCATGTATAACACATAGCGCAAACCACGCTTTTTTCCATAGGTGCAAACCTGCGCCCAGTGTTGTGGCTTTTCAGATTTCAAGCCATTTTCACACAACTTCTTAAAAGGCGTTCCCGTTCCGTTGGTCTTGAACTCCAACAAAACGTCCTCTTGAATGCCAAATTCCGTAGGAAGTCTACAAATTCCATCCATCGACCCGCCGAAATGCCCAAGCACGTCGGAAATGCGGTGTTGTTTGCCACTTTCATCGACTGCCCACACTTTAGCCCCGATTCCTTCAAGCCATTCAATGAAGCGTTCTTCTTCGCGGTGGCCCCGATTGAACAGGCGCAGCATTCGTCCGCCGAATTGTTCTTTGAAACACCAGCGGAAAACATACCAAAGCTTACGCTTGCATTCTTCGCCAATTTGCGAGGCCCCCAGGTGTGATCGGTGGCCATCGTCGTAAGCCTTGACACAATAATCATCAATGGCCTGCAAAATCTTTTCAGAAGTAACTTTCAAAATTCTTTTCCTGGTTTGTTGTTTTGGAATGGAAGCGGTCAGAATTGAACTGACACCCACCTACACGGTGTTCTACCTTAGATATACACTTCCAAATTTCCAGGGCTTCACGCCCCTGGTCGGGCTTCTAGTCGGGTGCCGTCCGATTCGCGGGGAGCGAGTTACTTATCGGGGAGCCTGCCAAGGTGCAGGGCCACCAGCAGCGGGAGCCTGCCAAGCCTGTGCAGGTTGGGCGGCAGGAGCGGGGGTTGGGGCAGGCTGACCAGCAGGAGCAGCCCAAGCAGGTGTACCGCCAGCGACGGGAGGCTGTTCACCCCAGCTTGCAGGGGCTACGTTGGGGGCGAACTGGGCAGGCTGGGCCGTAGGGGGTACGACGGGTGCGGGAGCAGCCTGGGGAGCCTGTGCAGGCTGGGAAGTACCCTTCTTACCAGGGGCGTTACCGTTCACATCGAAAATCTTTTTCACTTCGGTAAACAAGGTAACTTCTTCGCCATTAGCGCGGCGGGTTTCCTGTTCTTGCGTGGGCTTCTGGTTGCCGACTTCGACCATAAAGGGCAGGTTGTGCAGCTGGGCCGAGTCCTGGACATTGAAAACGCCGACGGCATGGCAAATGGCCGAGAGTTCGCGGTGGGCGATTTCTACGGCTTTCTGACTCTGGGAGTACAGGTTTAGGCGCAGAACGCCCGAAGAACCCGCCGAAGGGCCTTCGATGACTTGGAGGGTGAGGGCCAGGTAACCGCCAGTATTGGCAGCATTTGCCTTGACTTCGGAGGATTCGATAACCACTTTGTGGCGACCGATGGGGAGCATTCCCACGGATTGCGAGGGGTCCCATTGGGTAGCGTCAAATGCCTGTTGTAACTGTGCCATAATCATTTTCCTTTTGCAAAAAGTCCGAGGCCGTTTGTCGGTAGGCTTCGGGATTGACCGTTTTTAAAGTTACCCTTTGGCGGGCGTAATCTAGGCTTAGGAAATCAAGCCCGCCAAAGGTCGCTGGATTTTCCAGCATTCAAATTCAGCTCATGCACTTAGCGAAGATTTGACCCAAGTGAGGGGTTTCAATCTCGGCAAGTTTTCCGCTTTTGTCGCGGGCAGTGATTCCAAAAGTCTGTTTCGTGCGAACCCCGACAACTGGTTGAGGCTGACCCGGAACATTGGAAAGGCCCAAGTAAAAAAGTTCATCGTAAAGGTGGGGGATTTTGGTGTCCAAATCCTTGCCTGGGAAAAAGGGAGCCTTACAAATCCCGCTTTCCATTTCCAGTTTCACCATTTTGGCGGTCAAAACTACATGCTTTTGAGGCATGTAGAAAAGGCCGTTTGCAATGCTCATTACCGATTGGGACATTTCGCCGTAAGCCTTGCGCCCGTCTTTGTTGCGCTTCAATTCGCGCTCCAAAAACTTTTCGGCAACTTGCGAAATGGAATCGATATAAACCGTGTCGAACTTCTTAGCCTCGGGGGACTGAAAAAGCCAAGTGAAGAATTCTTCAATCTTTTCGGGAGTATCGGCGGCGAATGCTGGAATGTGGGAAGCATCCCGCATTGAC